TGCTTGAGGGTACGATTGCCGTTCAGAATCAGCAAATTACAGAAATGAAACCGAAGGTATCTTATTACGATGTGGTGCTAAATTGCAAAGACCTTATTTCCACATCGGCAATTGCCAAGGACTATGGCAAGTCTGCTATCTGGATGAACCGTTATCTTCATGAAAATGGAATCCAGTTTAAGCAAGGTGACATCTGGCTTTTATATCAGAAGCATGCCGAAAAGGGTTATACCAGCACCAAGACACACAGCTACCTGGGCAGTAACGGTGAACAACACACAAAGGTTCATACCTACTGGACGCAAAAAGGCAGACTCTTCATTTACGAGTTGATGAAGGCAGACGGTATCTTGCCTAAGATTGAAATGGAGGCTGTGTGATGGGAATCAACAAATACAATTCAGAAGGTTATTATGACCCGACTCCCCATGAAGCACTGTCCAATATTATCAGAGAGGAGAAGGCAGAAAAGAAATCTGCCTTCAAGCCTCTTGTGTATATCTGTTCCCCATATTCCGGGGATGTGGATGGAAATGTGAAAAAGGCTCGTGCGTTCTGCAGGTTTGCTTTGGGGCAAAACTGTATCCCTATTGCTCCGCACCTTATGTTTCCGCAGTTTATGGATGATGCAAACCCAAAGGAACGGGAACTTGCCTTATTTATGGATATCGTGCTGATGGGCAAATGCTCTGAGGTATGGGTGCTTGGTAATTCCATCTCAAGCGGTATGGCAACGGAGATTGAAAAAGCCAAGAAACGCAGGCAGACGGTCAGATATTTCAACGCAGGGTATGAGGAGGTCGAAGACTTATGAAAATTGCAGTCGGCAACAGCCGAATGGATAGAAAGTGGAAAAACAG